GCTGGCTTGAAGATTGCCCAAGCTGGGTACGATTACAAACAGCGAACTAAATAAGGACAACTATGCCTAGAGTTCAAGTGGGGTATAACCCTGGTGCCGAGGCACTGCAAACTACCGCTTCTCCTAACATTCAAGCGGTCAAGGCTCAGTATGATCCACGGTCGTCTTCTGCTTTCCAGTTGGCTGAGGCCCTCGGCAAAGCTCAGCCGGTCTTGGATAAGTTCAATGATAGCTACGAGAGAAACCGTGCTTTAGAGCAGCAAGCACAGTTGATGAAGCTGGACAGTTACAAGAGCCAGATCGTCACTGATAACAATGGTCCTGTCAGTGAGGCACAGGTAGGCGCTCGGTTCCCTGAGACCGTCCCTGTGGTCCGTATGCGGATCGCTGAGGGTGCTGGTGCTGAGCAGGGCAAGAAGCTCATCCAGCCGGTGATCGATGCCATCATGGCCGATGCCAATCTACAGAATGACACCGCAGCTCGTGCAGCGTTCATCAAGCAGAAGCGTGGCGAGATCCTCGGGGGTATCCCTGCTGGTAATGAGTTCTATGCGAGTGGTGCCATTGGTGCCATCGACAAGGAACTAGGCCAGTACGAGAACCAGTGGCAACGCCAGACGGCCACCTATCACAAGGAAGTCCAGTCCAAGGATTTCTCTGGGAAGGTCGTTGAGGCTCTCGGCAGTGCTGAGCCAGGTAAGGCTATCGAGGCTCTCGATGCCAACTGGAAAGTCTCCTCCTCACTGAACAACATTGAGCGTAACAAGCTGGTGGTCGAGACAGTGACCCAGCAGGCCTATGCCACAGATAACCCAGCGCTCCTCGATAAGGTGCCCACTAGGTTCCTGAATGCTGAGACCAGCGCCAAGATCCAACAAGCCAAACTGCAGATCACACAGATCCGGATCGGCAAGGTCCGTGATGCTTCCTTCCTAGAGGGTAAGGCTCGCGAAGATGCTACCCGTGGTGCCAAGACTGACATCGTTGGTAAGCTCGCCAAGGGTGAAGCAATTGATCCTGGTGTCTACCGTGGTGATCCTGAGGCATTCAACTATGCGATGTCCATGAAGGACGCTGGTCGTCTTCCAGATGTCCAGAGTGTCTCCAACGCTACTCGTATCCGTACTGCTGTCCTCAACGGTTCTACCGTGGGAACCATGAATCAGAATCAAGTGATTGATCAGATCATGAACAACCCTGCGATCAATCCTAAGGAGAAGCAGGCGCTGATCGCTGATGTGCCCAAGCTGATGGAGGGCATGATCCTCCTGAAGGACGAGGGTGTGCAGGTAGCTATGTCTACCCGTATCGATGCCCGTCTGAAGGTTCTCGAAGGTTCCACCAACGCCAAGATCCAGTCGCTGATCACAGGGGGTAACCTCCGTGCTCAGGCTATGCAGGTGTTCCAGCAAGGTCTGGAGGGTTCCTTCACGGCTTACTTCGAGGACAACAAACAGTGGCCTACAGGCAAGGCCAAGCAGGAGATCATTCGTGTTGAGACCGAGAAGGCTGAACGCCTGATCGAGGAACTCACTCGGATTGGTACACAGGCTACCCCAGCAGCTCCTGCCGGTGGTGCTCGTTCTGGTGGTCCAGCCCCTGCGGCTGCTCCAGTTCGTCCTTCGGCTAACAAGCCAGTTCCTACCGCTGCGGACATTGCCTACGCCAAGGCCAACCCACAGTTCAAGCAACAGTTTATTAATACATTTGGAAGGGAGCCGTAATGGCAGGACCAGATACGTCCACGGCTGCTCCTGCGTGGGCAACCACAGCAGCACCTGCATGGGCAACGGAGGAGGTAACCCCTTCTCCAGCGCCAGCCTGGGCTACTGCATCCACCGCTCCAGCTCCTGTAGCTACACCGATCGATCCTGATTCCAACGTCCGCAAGTTCCTGAACTTCTTGGGCAAGGCTGAGGGTGCTGACTATGACACGGTTGTTGGTGGCAGCAAGTTCTCGGACTTCCGTGCCCACCCAAGGATCGTTGGTCTACGCACTGCAGAGGGTCCTAGTACCGCCGCCGGTAAGTACCAGATCGTGGGTACGACCTATGATGATGTCGCCCCCAAGCTGGGCATCCGTGACTTCACTCCCGATAGCCAAGACAAGATTGCCGTCGAGCTGATCCGCCGTAAGGGTGCCCTTGAGGATGTCCGCAGTGGCAACTTCCAGGCAGCTATCGACAAGCTGGGTGGCACTTGGGCATCCCTGCCTAGCTCACCCTACAGTCAGCCAAAGCGGAGCGCTGAGTGGGCCTCTAAGGAACTGGGTCTCGCCTCTTCTACCAGCTACCAAGGCTTCGCTCCTGTCCGTAAGGATGTTGATCCGAAGACCCTGAACAGTGATCAGGATTGGCTGAAGGCTTCCATGCTCATGTACAACTTCTGGGAGCGCAAGCCCTATGAAGGTACACAGAATGATCTTGCTGAGTGGGGCAAGGACTCTCTCGGAAATTTCAACTACAACTTGGTGTCAATGGCAGAGATCGCCAACGCTCTTCGGAGTGCATCACAGGAGGAGAAAGAAGCCTTCCTGTACATGATGGACACCTACGACAATACCAACTTCTCGTTGGAAGGTACGGGGCGAGCCTTCAAGGGTATCGCTACCGACCCTACCACCGTAGTTGGCCTTGGTACCCTTGGTATCGGGTTTGCTGGCAAGGCACTCGGTAAGCAGGCTATCAAGCAAGGCATCAGAAAGATCGTGCTCGACTCGATGGCTCGTACCGGCATCGTTGCTGGTGTCGAGAGTGCTGTGTTCAGTGCTGCCGATAGCACCATCCGTCAGGGTGTCGAGGTCAACGCTGGTCGCCGCACTGAGATCGACCTGTCGAAGGTTGGTGTGGATGCAGCCATTGGTGGTACCGCTGGTGTGATCCTTGGAACCGCTGCTGATGCTGCCATCACAGGTATCGTCAGGGCAATCAAGGGTACTCCTGAGGTTCCTACAGGCGCTGCTAGAGCCGCCCCTGAGGCTGCACCCAACGTGTCGGGGGTAACCCCTCAGGTTGAACCTAAGGTCGCCTCTGGTGCCACTACAGACCCCTTAGGTCAGATGGATCTCTTTGCTCGTCAGCAGGATGGTCGTCTAGCTGCCGATGAGGTTGTCCCGCCTATAGTGGGTGATGCTCCTCGCATCGATGTCCCTGAGATGAACACTGGCCTCCGTACAACCCGTGTGACTGATGAGCCTGTAGCCAAGCTGGGCAAGCAGGAGCTGGGTGATCTCGGTGAGGTGGTGGTCAAGCAGATCCGTGAGGTCGAAACCAAGGATCTCCCTGCCGTCCTAGAGAACCTTCGTACCCGCGATGACCTGTCCCGTGAAGAGATCAGGATCGTCGATAAGGCTGTCCAGAACTACAAGAACGAGGTGGTCACTGAGCTGGCTGCGGCTCGCACTGAGCGGCTGACTCTGGATGCCAAGGTCAACCTGACTGATGTGGAGATCGCCAAGTATCAGCAGCTCGAAGCTCGCATAGCGGACCTAGAGGAACGCAGTGCTGTCACGGTGAAGGCTGATGACGCCACCGGCTCTATGGCTGGTTCCATTCTGCAGGATCGACAGGACCCCATGAATGCCCTGAAGGGTGTCACGGTGGAGTCCATCATGACTGAGAAGGGTGTCACCAAGCTCGAAGCTGAACAGGTATGGGCTGAGATGGTTGGCAAGGCTAACCTGGAGTCAGAAGCTCAGAAGATCTCTGGCGCCTATGATGCAAGGGCCACTGCTGCTCTGGAGAATAATGATCTGGCTGGTGCCGCATTGGCTGCAGTACAGAAACACCGCGAGCTTGACGCACGGATTGAGGCCCTAGCCCCCAAGGCTTCCTCATTCATTGACAAGCTGGGCGAGTTCTTCATCTCCAACGTGTTCTCCATCAAGACCATCATCATCAACTTGATCCCCTCGGGGCTGAAGACGCTGGTGATCCCTGGTCTCAAGGCTGTCCTGAACAACCCCTTTGAGAAAGCTACCCGTGTGGAGGCTGCTGCCGCCTACAGTGCCATGAGGTCCTCCTTCGGTGGTGCCTTGAAGGCTGCTGCGGCTGGTTTCCGGTATGAACAGGCTATCCTGACCCGTGACGGAACAAGGTTGGTCGAAGGTGAGCTTGCCATGAAGGGTAAGTTGGCCGGTGCATGGCGTATCTTCCCCCGTATCCTCAATTCCTCCGATGAATTTCTCTCAAAGCTCAACTACGACTCGTTCGTAGCGGGTAGGGCGGCTGCTGAAGCTGTCATTGAGGGGACTGAGAAGGGTCTGAAAGGTAAGGCGCTGGATGATTTCATCAAAGATGCCACCACAAGGGCTCTCGATGCTGCCATGAAGCCCACTACGGGTGACGAACTTGTCTCTCCGATCATCAACAAGGGCCTGAACCTCGGTCTGACTGGGGAAGATCTCTTCAAGTACGTCGAACGGGAGGCCATGCGTGACCCTCAAGCTCTCCGCAAGGGGAATGATGAGGAGGCGCTGAACTTTGTCCGTGATGTTCTGTACAAGAGGAAGTTCTCTGGTGAGAATGGGGCCTCTAAAGCTGCACTGGCGTATGAGAACTTTATGAAGAACTTCCCCAGCATCAAACTGTTGGTGGGTCAGCTCTTCTTCCGTACTCCTATCCGAGTGTTTGAGGAGGGCATTCGCCTGACTCCTGGTATCCAGTTCCTGGCTCCAGGGTTCCTCAAGGATCTGCAGGGTGCCAATGGTCCTCTGCGTCAGGTTCGTGCCCAGGCTGAGGCTATGACCTCTCTGGTGGTCGCCTCTGGTGTCATGGCTCTGTATGCCCAAGGGCGTATCACGGGTGATGGTGCCTACAGCGATTACAAGAAGCAGAAGAACCGTGTAGATGGCCCTCAGGCTGAACCCTACACGATCAAGATGTCTGATGGTTCGACCTGGTCCTACCGTGGCTTCGATCCGCTGGCTACCCCAGTGAAGATCATGGTCAATGCCATGGAGCGCATGGACAAGCTGCGTATCAGGGAAGCTCAGGGTGAGTTCGTTGACAAGAGCTTCTACAAGGAGCCGCTGGCCCTGATCTCCGTGGGTGCCATGTCCATTGCAACTGCCATCCGTGATGCCTCTCTGGTTGAAGGTGCAAATAACTTCGGGAAGTTCGTGAAGGCCGCATTCAATCCCGAAGAGGGTGAGGATGCCTTCATCAAGGCCCTGGGTGACAAGCTCTTCCTGCTAGTGCCAAACACCCTGCACAAGATTGCTCGGGATAACGATCCTCAGATCCGTGATCCTGTGACGTTCTGGCAGATGGTTGAGCAGAAGATGCTGCGTCCTGTGGGTCTGAGCGAAAGCAAGACTTCCTTTGCCTATGATGTCCTCGGGAATATCCGTCAGTCTAACGACACGGGTGCCCTGTGGAATGTCTTCTCTACTGCCTCGGTGGAAGAGAGAGCCAAGGGTATGTCTGAGAAGGAACAGTTCGTGATGACTGAGATCGATCGGCTTCAGAGAACTACTGGGTTTGCCCCTAAGCCTCCGATCAAGCATCCTGACTTTGGTGACACCGACATGCGGACGATCATGGCCGCTGATGGTAAGCGCACGATCTATGATGTCTGGCAGCAGAACTACAAGGCTCAGAACCCTGTTGATCCTCTCTATGACCTTTTCAGCTCTCAGGCTCCTCAGGGAACCTTCAAGAATGCTGGAGTGAAGGAGGAGGAAGCTCGAAAGATCATCTCTGATTACCAGAACAATGCCTTTGCGATCACGATGGTTCAAGAGCAGAAGGTGATGGACAAGTTCATCTCCGAGACGCTCCTCAAGGCCAAGAGCAATGCCGGTCTCTTTGCAACACCTAGACCTTATTAAGTTATAGCCCCTCGGGTAACACCGAGGGGTTCTTTTGGAGAAACCCCTAGTGGCTTACAGTTATGTCCGGTATGCCGGTAACGGCAGCACGACCAATTACGTTTTCAGTTTCCCGTACATCAGCTCTGACCACATTCAGGTTCGCATTGATGGGGTATTGACTGATCTATTTTCATTTCTCAATTCGAGCACTATCCAGATGCTCTCGGCTCCAGCTACTGGGGCTATCCTAGAGATCCGCCGAGATACTCCTAAAGACAATCCCATCGTCAACTTTGCTGATGGCTCTGTGCTTCTGGAGAGAGATCTCGATCTTCTCGCACAGTTCGACCTGTACCTGGCTCAGGAGTCTGCCGATAAGGTGGAAGGCACGATTGCCTTGGATACTACAGGTGAGTGGGACGCTAAGAACCACCGTATCCGCAATGTCTCTGCCCCTGTCGCTGATGGTGATGCCGTCAACAAGGGCACCCTGGCCTATGAGTACCCCGCAGTCTCCACGGTTGCTGGGTCTATGAACAATGTGAACATCGTTGGTTCTGACCTTGGTGCTATCACGAGTCAGCCTCAGGACCTTGGACTGATCACCGATACGGCTACTACGGTTAGTCCATCGGCTACCAGCAAGATCACTATCGTTGCTGAGAGCATTGATGATGTGAACACTGTTGCTGCCAACATTGTGGCTGTCCAGAATGCTGTGACCAGTGCCAGCTCTGCAGCTACCTCGGCTACTGCTGCTTCGGGTTCTGCCACTGCTGCCTCCGGATCAGCTTCGGCTGCATCTACGAGCGCCACTGCGGCTGCTACCTCAGCGACCAATGCGGCATCCTCGGCTACCACAGCGTCTACAGGTGCCTCTACGGCCACCACAAAGGCGTCTGAGGCTGCGACCTCGGCCAGCAGTGCAGGTACATCTGCCACCTCGGCTACCGCTTCGGCAACCACGGCAACCAGTGGGGCATCTACGGCCACCACAAAGGCTGCTGAGGCTGTCACCTCGGCTAGCAATGCGGCCAGCTCTGCGACCTCTGCTGCTACCTCTGCATCTACAGCTACCACTCAGGCCGGTGCTGCCTCCAGTTCGGCTACGGCTGCTGCTGCAAGTGCAACTACGGCTTCCTCGGCTCAGTCTGCTGTAGCCACTAGCGCTACGAATGCAGCTACCTCGGCAACGAATGCGGCAAGCTCAGCTACGGCAGCTTCGGGTTCGGCCACTACGGCTACCACCCAGGCTACCAGCGCCACAGGCTCTGCAAGTGCTGCGTCTAGCTCAGCTACGGCTGCTGCTGGATCTGCCACTGCGGCGAGTACATCAGCCACCAATGCTGCGTCCAGTGCTGCCTCCACGGCTGCTCTGCTGGACAGCTTTGATGATCGCTATCTCGGCCCAAAGGCAACTGCGCCTACCGTGGATAACGATGGTAACACCCTGATTGTCGGTGCTCTGTATTTCGATACCACGACAGGGAAGATGCGAGCCTACACGGCCTCAGGCTGGATTGATGCCTCCTCGGCCTCTCAAGCTGCCCTGACTGTCTACCGATTCACTGCGACTGCCTCACAGACGACCTTCAGTGGTGCTGATGTGAACGCTGTCACTCTGGCCTACCTGGCTGGTGGTGTGGTGGTCACGCTCAATGGCTCTGTCATTGTCGGCAGTGGTGTTGACTACACGGCATCCAATGGTACATCCGTGGTGTTGGTGTCTGGTGCGACTGCAGGTGACACCCTCGAAGTCTATGCGTTCAGCAGCTTCTCTATTGCAAGTCTTAATGGTTCGGCACTCATTGATGCCACGGTCACATCCGCCAAACTTGCTTCTATTATTGATCTCGGAGTTCTTTAATGTCTACTCAATTGAAACTACGCCGAGGTACTACGGCTCAACATAGTACGTTCACCGGAGCTGAGGGTGAGGTTACCGTAGATACTACTAAGGATACCTTGGTTGTTCACGATGGTACAACTGCTGGTGGTAAGCCGGTGCTTACTGAAGCCAACCCCAGCTACACAGGAACCCTCACAGGCAGCACAGGGGTGGTGAACATCGGCTCTGGGCAGGTGTACAAGGATGCCAGCGGGAATGTGGGGGTTGGGCAAGTTCCAGTAAACAGTAGAAGGCTGACTGCCGCTACTTCAGGTCAAACGGACTTATCTATTATTGCCGGTTCAACAAGTTATGGGCAATTGTTATTTGGTTATACAGGCGCTGACAATAAGGGAATTGTTGCGTATAACAACAGTGACAATTCGATGCAGTTTTTTACAAACGGAGCAGAACGCGCCCGCATTACCTCGGCGGGTGATTTTCTTTTTGGAAAAACCACCGGAGATGTGACTAGTGCTGGCATTCAGTTTGAAGCTGGTCTTAATTATGGGCGGTTTAACTTTACTAAAGCATCAGCATCTGGCACAGGGGCAACGCCGGCCTTAAACTTTTACTACGCAGGTACTGGTGTTGGACAAATTACAAACACTTCTACTGGTACAGCATATGTCACAACATCAGACTACCGTCTAAAAGAAGATGTTGCACCTATGGCCGGCGCTTTGGACAAGGTAGCACTGCTCAAGCCTGTGACCTACAAGTGGAAGTCAGACGGTTCAGACAGTCAGGGTTTTATCGCTCACGAGTTGCAGGAAATTGTGCCGGACTGTGTGGTCGGTGTTAAAGACGCTGTAGAAACCTACACAGACGAAGACGGCAACGAGGCTACACGCCCTGTCTACCAAGGCATCGACACCAGCTTCTTGGTGGCTACCCTCACAGCAGCAATCCAAGAGCAGCAAGCCATCATCACAGCCCTGACAACCCGCATCACAGCACTTGAAGGTGCATCTGCTGAACAGGGAGGTGTATGAGTAATGCACGAAACCTCGCAGCAGCAGGGGCTTCGGCCCCAGGAGGCCTAGCGCCAACAGGGGTTGTCCTGCCATTCGCTGGTAGTACA